GTCAGCATGATCCGCGAGTTTAATTTCCAGTCCGTCGCCGTGCTGCCGCAACACGGCACGGTGGCGAACGTGGGCAACTCGGCCGTCATCAGCGGCCTGTCCGGGATTGAACTGGTCTCGCCGGATCTGTGGATCGCGGCGGGCACCGGCATTCCGAACAACGCGATCATTCGCCTCGTCGAGCCGCCGATCACGATGTCCACACCAACGCCGAACAAGATCACGCTCAGTCTGAAATCGTCCGTTACCGGCGCCGGGACGTTCCAGTTCGGTCAGGCCAACTATCCGCTGCCGGCGGACTTCGATCGTCCGGTGGACAATACGTTCTGGGACCGATCCCGCTATTGGGCCATGCGCGGGCCGCTGTCGCCGCAGCAATGGCAGATTTACAAGTCTTCCGTCATTGGCCGCGCCTCAATCCAGCGGCGGTTCCGGTTCCGGAGCGTCTACTCGCAGGGCGGCACGCAGGTCGGCGGGTCGATCGGGACCGAGGGCGTTGGTGACGTTCCCGCGTTTCGCACGTTCCTGTCCATCGATCCCACGCCGTTCGATGATGGCGCGCAATTCGTGTTCGAGTATGTGTCGGCGGGATGGTGCCAGTCCATGGATGGCATTCCGCAGAATTCCTGGCGCGCGGACACGGATGTTTCGGTCGATCCGACCTTTGAATACCTGATCCGGCTGTCGCTGAAATACCGCCTGCTGCGGCGTCTGGGCCTGTCCTACAATGAGGAACTGGACGAATACGAGCGTCAGGTCAGCAAGGCGCTGGCGACCGATGGCGGGGCGCCGATCCTCAACATGACGCCGATGGATACGCTTCACTTGATTGGGCCTTTTCAGCTTCCAGAGAGTTCATTCCCAGGACCAGGACAATAATCGCATGTCACGATGGATGCCAGAAACCATATTACAACGGTTCGAAGCGAGGTTTATTCCCGAACCTAACAGTGGATGTTGGTTATGGGACGGTGACGTTGAAGGTGGCGGATATGGGGTGTTCTTCCTACGAAAAGAGAAGATTGACGGCGTATGGAAGAAGATCAGAATTAAGGCGCATCGGGTCTCATGGGAACTACATCGCGGTGAAGTGCCAGATGGTCTGATGGTCTGCCATTCGTGCGATGTTCGTTTGTGCGTAAACCCAGTCCATCTTTTCATCGGCACTGCGGCGGATAACTCCGCTGATATGGTATTCAAGGATCGTGCCCCTCGTGGTGAGCGACAAGGATCATCAAAACTGACCGCTGAGGTAGTTCGGTCAATTATGGGATCAACAGAGACATCAGAGGTACTTGCCGATAGATTTGGTGTAACGTTCCAGACGATCAGCAATATACGGCGCGGTCTAACATGGCGTCATCTCAAACTGGCAAGGACGGATGATCCAAAGAAGAATCAAGGTGCTCCTGGATCAAAGCACCATGGAGCAATTCTGTCTGAGGCGGACATTCCCGGTATTCGAGAAAGATTAGCAAACGGCGAAGGGTGCGCGTCGATTGGCCGTTCAATTGGAGTAAGTGACGCCGTGATAAGGCATATCAAGTTCGGTCGTTCGTGGACTCACGTCCCATGAAGAAGCTACTTCTCGCCGCGTCCTGCCTGATCCCGTTCGTGGCCTGGGGGCAATCGTCGCCGAATTGGCCAACCGGCTACCGTCCGTCCGCCGCCGAGGTCAACGCGGAATGGGCATCCAAGCAGGACGTGAACAGTCGGTTCGCGTTGTATGCCATTAACTTCGGCGTCAAGGCGGACGGCGTGACGCCGGACGGAGCAGCCATGTCGGCTGCGATAACGGCTTGCTCATTGCAAGGAACAACGCTTTATTTGCCCGCCGGGCAGATCAACATGGACGGGCTGGTCGCGGGAATTCCTCTCTCTAATTGTGCCGTGAGAGGAACCGGCGTCATCGCGGCCAGGCAGACCGTGCCGTCATTTGGCACGACGCTCCTGTTGAAAAGCACTTCTGTCCCTCCCTTCCTGATCGGAAGTAATTGGTCAATCAATGATTTGTCATTCTACTGGCCAGATCAAACTGGATCGATTGTTTATCCCGCGCTGATGACCAGCCAGCCCCCGGCGGCTGTGAACTGGTATATGGATCATGTCAACTTCGTGAATCCGTATGACGGCATTGTTCAGGGTGCCGGGTCCGGTTTCGGATCGTTCATAATCACTAATTTATGGGCTTACGCGGTTCATGACCTGTTTCGCATGGGGGCTATCGGTGATGGCGTGCGGTTCAGCGGATTGCAACTGACACCAGCGACATGGTTACACATTTGCGGAGACGGTGTTCCCGCGTGTAACGCCAAGATTGACGCTTCATCTCCTGGAAATACCATATTCCACTTCATGGCCGGTCCCGCCGTCGTGATGAAGGTGGACAGTCTGGGAGCCTTTAACTGGCGAACTCTGATTAAGATGGATACCGGTAGCCGAGTGGTTCAGAGTGATTTTGACGTTGGTCTCGATACGGTGGGGACCATCATTGATAACACCGCGAATGGAACGTGGGTCGATAGCAACGAACTTCATGGCGTCGCGACCTGTGGCCGCACGACCATGATCGCGCCTATCGCGTCGAACGACCCGTGTTTTATTCTGGGAACCACATCCGCGTTTCGGTTCAATGATCTTCGGATGCAGGGTTCGGCTGGATCGTACTTCAAAACCTCAGGCTCTACGCTTGTCCTGACCAATAGTAAGTTTGGCAATGTCGGCGGGGCCAACGATGGTGCTGACTACTCGATAGTGGAGATAAACGGAACGGGGCCGGGAACGACCATTGACTTGCGCGGAAATTTTTTCGCGTCCGGTTTCGTGGGAACGACGCATCATTATGGTGTCAAGGGGAATGGTTTCGCTGTTCCCAGGATGATCATTCAGGCGAATGAGTTTTCCACCTTGAACCGGGGGGTGGATATCGCGTCGTCCGCGACCACGGTTATCAACGGAAACTGGTCGATCGCAACCACGACCGGTCCCGCGATAGTGATAGCGGGAATCAATGGGATCAGTTACGGCAATAACTTCTGGGATAAACCACCAGTCGCGACAATCGCCAGCGGGTTTGGAACCGGCCCATCCGTGGCCAGCAACAGCGACGCGCATGACTTTGCCATCGTGGTTGGTACGGGTGGAACAGATGATACAGGAGTTGTGACCCTGGGAATCAGGCCGCTTCGAAACAAATCTTGCTCAGTCGTGGATCAAACAAATTCCGTAGTATTTGAGACGGTAGCCACGGCGGTGAGTCCCGTGGCGATTCAGTTGATGAACTTTTCCAGGACCACAGGGATACGGACGCCTTGGACGGCGGGTGACACGCTCTTGGTCAGTTGCGGTGGATATTGATGGGCGCCATCCTCTCCCGCCAGCAACGGCTACAGAACGCGACGTCGCCGATCACCGCTCCCGTGTCCATCCCATCACCGGGCGGCGGGTGGAACACACGCGACAGCCTGGACGGCATGGACCCTCTGGACGCCGTTACACTCGACAACTGGTTCCCCGATGCCGGCGGCGGCATGAACGTGCGTGGCGGCTTTATCCAGTTCGCCCATGGCATGGGCGCCGGCCCGGTCGAGACACTGGCGGAGTTCAATTCCGGTGCGCATCCGGCAACGGAGGTTTCCGACCTCGTGGCGGCGTGCGGTGGGAGCGTATTCGAGATTGGCGACAGCACGCCCAACCTGCTTGGCACCGGCTTCAGCAATGCACGCTGGCAGACGGCGGGGTTCCTCAACCGGACGTTCTTCGTCAACGGTGCCGATCCGGCCAAGATTTACGATGGCACGACGTTCGTGGATGCCTCGTTTACCGGTGTCGATACATCGACGCTGTATGGCGTCTGGCTGCACCAGCAACGGCTTTTTTTCTGGACACAGCGATCGTCCGGCTTTTGGTTCGCGCCGCTGAACTCTATCTCGGGGGCGCTGTCGTTCTATGATCTCGGGCCGTTCTGCCCCCGTGGCGGCTTCCTGGTGGCGATGCGCAGCTTGTCCTACGATGGCGGAACGGGCGTCATCAACTATGCCTCGTTCGTCATGTCATCCGGCGACTGCCTGCTGTTTCAGGGTAACGATCCGGCGCTGATCACGGCGTGGTCGCTGGTAGGCTCCTATCGGTTATCACCGCCGGTCTCGCCGCGGGCGGTCGCGGACTATGGCGGTGACAGCTTCGTGACCACGTTCGACGATCATTTGTCGTTCAATGCCATGTTCAGCGCGCTGCGCAACGGACAGATGCCGCCGCGGTCGAAAGTATCCAAGGCGGTGCAGATCGCCGTGGCCGCCAATCAGACCGCGTTCGGATGGCAGGCGATCTTCTATCCCCGCGGCCGCGCGCTGATCTTCAATATTCCCAACTCCGACGGGACATTTGACCAGCACGTGTGCAACACGGGACTGCAAACGCAGCCGTGGTGCCGCTACAAGGGAATGAACGCTTCGTGCTGGGGGTTGTTCAACGACCGGCTTTATTTCGGCGGTCCGAACGGAACGGTCTACCAGGCGGATACCGGCAATCAGGACGCGGGCGCGCCGGTCCAGGCGAGGGCTCAACAGGCGTGGAACAAACTCGGCACAGCCCAGCGCAAGCGGCTCGCGGCGGTGCGCCCGGTGTTGCAGGCCATTTCAAGCGTCTCTTACAACTTCCGGGTTGGCTTCGATTATGTCGATCCGAACATCCCGATCCCTGTGGTTTCCAGCGCGACGGGATCGCCGTGGGACACGTCACCGTGGGATACGTCGCCGTGGTCAACGGAGGTCAACATCGATCCGCGCTGGCGGGTCGGCGGTGGGTCGGGAACGGCGCTCGGGTGGGGCATCGCCATCGCGGCTCGGGAGGCCGTGCAGTGGCTCAGAACGGATCTTCGGCTTGAGGGAGGCAATGCGCTGTGAAGTCTTTTCGCTATAACCGTTGGTGGTT